CCGGGCGCATCCCGAACACGACCGACCTCGCTCTCGGCGAGATTTGCGTGAACCACGCAGACCGCCGCCTCTACAGTCGCAACCCCTCCACCGGCGAAGTCTATAAATTGGCCGGAACCAAAGACGCCCCCGACCGCGTCTGGGCATTCGACCTTTCGAGCGACGGCACCACCACCTACCTCGGCTTCCTCCTTTATTCGGACTTCCCAAACTCCGGCAGCGTCTACGACAGCGCAGCCTGGGAAATCTCCCGCACCATCTTCAACCCCGCAGGCACCACCTCCGCCGAATCCAGCGCCACCGGGCAGTGGAGCAGCCGCACCTCACTGACTTTCTCTTAAAACTTAATTCTTAAAACTTAAAACTTTTATCCATGATCGCCACATCCTCCGGCAAACCCATCCTCGCCACCGACCGACTCCTCGGGCGCTCCACCTCCGGCACCGGCCCCGCCGAAGAAATCTCCCTCGGCACCGGGCTCTCGCTCGCCGGCGGCACGCTGAACGCCTCCGCGCAAACCACCATCGGCACCAGCGCCGCCGATGTCCTCTCGATAGCCTCCGGCGAGATCACCGCCGACGATGCAGGCAGCGACAAGCTCCTCTTCTGGGACGACAGCGAAAGCAAACTAACCCACCTCACCCTCGGCACCGCCCTCTCGATTTCCGGCAGCATGCTCAACGCTGACACAGCGCCCGTCACCAATAACTACACCTTCGCCAGCAAAACCCTCGCCCGATTCACCCCCCGCGAGAACCAGCCCCCCGCAACGGCCTTCGCCACCCTCGACACGCGCAATTCCATAGCCGTCCTCGATTTCGACGCAGCTACCGACGAATCCGCCATTTTTTCCGGTGTGGTTCCAGAAAATGCCAACCTCGCCTCTGGCCTTGAAATCCGCCTCGCCTGGATGGCCACCTCCGCCACCTCCGGCAACTGCCGCTGGGGAGTGCAGATCGAGCGCTGCACCACCGACCTCGATGCCGACTCCTTCGACACCGCCACCGAGGCCACCGGAGCAGCCAACGGAACCAGCGGAATCGCCACCCTCACATCGATCACCGTCACCGCCATAGACGGCATCACCGCCGGCGACACATTCCGCATCAGAGTATTCCGCAACGCGGACGACGCCACAAACGACACCATGACGGGCGATGCCGAGTTGATCGCCGTCGAAGTAAGGAGCGCGTCGTAATATGGCTTACGATTTTGCATCTGCAAGCAGCAGATATTTGAGCATGACAAGTTCGCCGGTAAGTGGGCCTCCACTAACCATGGCTTGCTGGTTTAACGCGAGCCAGACTACTACAAGCGACTATTTGGTTTCTGTCTCCAACTCGACAACTGGTTATTTTGCACTTGCTATTTTTGGGGCAAATCCAGGAGACCCTGTTGGAGCTTTTGATTATGTAACTGGTGTTCCAAATTTTGCGTATTCAACGTCAGGGTATATCGCAAATACATGGACCCATGCGGCAGGAGTGTGGTCAGGGTTAAATAGCCGAACTGCATATATCAATGGTGGAAATAGCTCAACAAATGCAGCCCCTCAAAATAACATTTCTTTAACTCGTTCTCAAATTGGCGCGAATGCAGCGGCTGCAACTAATAGAATGAATGGATTGATCGCCGAAGTCGGCATCTGGAACGCCGCCCTCACCGCCGCCGAAATCGCCTCTCTCGCCAAAGGCATGACCTGTGACAAAATTCGTCCGCAAAATCTTGCTTTTTACGCCCCGCTTGTCCGCGACCTCATCGACCAGAAGGGCGGCCTCACCATCACAAACAACAACAGCGCAACCGTCGCCAACCATCCCCGAGTCTATGCCTAACTATTACAACATCCACGACCCCGCCGACCTCCGCGACCTCCCGCAAATCCTCCTCGCCGAGTGGACCGATGCCAACAACCCCAAGCGCGCCGAGTGGCTTCCCGCCCCAGCCAAGCCATCCGAGAACGCCGTCTGGAACGCAGGCGAGTGGCTCATCCCCACGCCCCCCTCCATCACCGCCGAAGATCACCTCGCCGCCGAAGGCTACAGCCCCCTCCGCCTCCTCACCTGCCTCGACCTGGAGGGAAAACTCCGCGCCACCGGCAAATCCTCACCCAAGCTCGCCGCCGTCCGCGTGTGGCTCGACAGCCTCACCCTCGCCGCCGCCGCAAATCCCGACGACGCCCGCCCCGACTGGCCCGCCGCCCCGCACCCCTTCGATCAAGTCCTCGCCGAAGCCCTGACCGCCCTCAACTCCTAACCACACCCATCCATGGCCAACGAACTCAACATTGCCCTCTCCACGGGCCTCACCGTCACCGCCCAAGCCTACACCGCCGGAGCCGCCAGCGGCTCCGCCATCAGCCTCTCCGAAGTCGGCAGCTCCGGCTTCTACAGCGGCAACATGACCGGCAGCGCAGGCACCTACCAACTGGTATTCCTCTCGGGAGGAGCCACCGTCGGCACCGGACAGATCAACTGGAGCGGCACCGCCGAAATCCCCTTCTCGACTCTGACCACCGCCGACATCCCCACCGCCGCGATCTCTGCCATCCAGGCGAAAACCGACAACCTCCCCAGTGACCCCGCAGATCAAAGTCTCGTCGAGTCCGCCATCTCCGCCCTCTCGATCCCGACCGCGGTCCAGATCCGCACCGAGATGGATTCCAACTCGAAGCTCGCTAACCTCGACGCAACGATCTCGAGCCGCTCAACCCTCACGACCGGCGACCTCCCGAGCGTGCCTAGTGCCGCTTCGGTAGCCTCCGCCGTCCGAACGGAATTGACCGAGCTTTCCAATCTGGATGCCTCCGTCTCAAGCCGTCTGGCCTCGGCAGCCTACACAGCCCCGACCAGCGCCCCGACAGCCGCCGCTGTGGCTTCAGCCGTTCGCACAGAGCTGACCGAACTCAGCAATCTGGATGCTTCGGTGTCGAGCCGACTTGCCTCGGCGTCTTACACAGCGCCAGCAAACTCGGACATCACCGCGATTAAGAGCAAAACCGACAACCTCCCGGCTTCGCCCGCAGCGGTCTCGGATATCCCGACCACCGCGCAGATCAGCGCAGCCGTGGAAGGCTCGCTCCTCGATGAGAACGACGGCCAAGCCGTCCTCAACGCCATCGTCGGAGCCATCGGCAACACCAACCTCAGCGAAGTTTCACTGGTCGCCGCAGTCCGCGCCGACCTCGAGCGCACCGGAGGCAAGATCGACAGCATCCCGACATCCTCGGCGCCATCAGCCTCAACAGTGGCCGGAGCTGTGCGAACTGAACTCGCAACAGAACTCGGGCGTCTGGATGCCTCGGTGTCTTCGAGACTCTCGCCATCCGGCACGCTTGCCACGGTGACAAACCTCACGAACGCGCCCGCCAGCGTCACGCCGAGCGACATCTGGAGCCACGCCACCCGCACGCTCACCAGCGCCAGCGGACCGACAGCGGTCGAGATTCGCCAGGAGATCGACGCCAATTCCACCAAACTGGATGTCGCCGTCGGAACCCGCCTCGCAGGCAGCGCCTACACCGCGCCAGCCAACAACGATGTCGCCGCGATCAAAGCGAAGACCGATGCACTGCCAAGCGATCCTGCAGACCAAAGCCTCCTCGAGGCCGCCATCGCCGGGGTCGCAGCGCCTTCAGCGGCCACCGTGGCATCAGCCGTGCGTTCCGAGTTAAGCACCGAACTCACGAAAGTTTCGGCCTTGAACACCGAGCGCCTCGCCAATGTGGCGACAACCGCGATTGTGGGGAATCTTTTAGCCCAGGCTAACAGCTAATGAGCACAGAAGTTGTCCGAAACAGACCAGGTGTAAAAATGAGCGTCGGCGAGTTCATCGCCGCGCTCGCCCTGGTGGCAACAATTTTCTCGGCCTCCCAAGCCTGGTGGATCCTTCCCGAAAAAGTTTCCCGCGTGGAGGTGGAAAACGAAAAGCAGGAGCAGCGCCTTCAAAAGATCGAATCCACCGCCTCCGAGCGCGCCGAGACATTGGCCCGCATCGACGAACGCACCAAGCGGATCGAGCAAATCCTAGCCAACCGCCCGTGAGCCTTTGACACCCAGCCGCGAAGCAATGAAAGCACTCTTCTTTGTCCTCGATCGTCTCAGCGAAAACAGCACCTGGCGCGGTTTGATTTTGGTCGCCGTCGCCCTCGGCGTAAAGCTCGAGCCCGAGATGCAAAACCAGATCATCGCCGCCGGCCTCGGCCTAGTCGGCACGATTAATATTTTCCGAAAAGGAAAATGACGCCCAAACAGGTCGCCGCCGTGCTCATGGTCCTCGGCTGGCTCTTCCTCGCCATGGCTTTCTTGACCAGCTGCGTGGCCGTCCCAATGCCTCCATTCGGCGACCGCATCGGCGAAGCCGGAACGCTCCACATCCGAACCAGCGTCCGCTTCGAGCCACGCCTGACTGAAGGCGAAGCCAACAACCGCGACCTCTGGCACGCCTTCGGAAAATTCCAAGAAACCATCCCCGCACTGAAAGACAAATGATCAGCCTCCTCGCTCGCTTTTTCATGTTGCCCAAGCCCGCGCAATCTCCCGCGCCACAGCCCGAGCCGAAGCCCGCGAAGCC